GCGATATTTTCAAGCTGTCGGCGATGCGCCGTGACCGTTCCCAGTTTGCGGCGTCCGCGATCATGGCGTCGGTCGTGTCGTTCGCGGAGAAGCGGTACATGCGGGCCGCCGGCACAACGTTGTCCTTCGCCACAGCGGACGGTGACGGCTTGTTCTTGCCCTTCTTCCGCGGTGCGTTGCTGATCGCCTCATAGGTGTTGAACCGGGCGCGGCCGTCGAAGCGGATCGCGGCCTGCGACAGCGGCCGCCGGCCTTCCTCGAGCGTGAACACCGAGCCCCCCGAGGTGTTGGCCCGCGTGATCACGAGTTGCCCGAACACGTCACTTGTGAGGAGCGCTTTACGCTGTCGGGCGAGCTCGAGCAGGTGATTGAAGATCGTGTCGGTCGGCTGGATCGTCACCTTCTTGAACGGCTCGTCTTCGGTCAACAGGTACTTGATCTTGATGCCGAAGCCCTCGACCAAGTCCGTTGCACGCTGCTTGAGTGTCACGCCCTTTGCTTCGTAGGGCGGGCGCACGGTAGAGTCGATCAAGTCGGCCGTGTAGCTCCACCCCTCGAGGTCGAGTGTCACCCCACCCGAACCGACGTTGACGCCCACGGCGTAGAGCAATCCGGACATCATGAGCTCACCGCCGAGGTAGCACTCGCAAGGCTTGTACCCGTAGGGCTTCACCTTAGAGATCAGTTCCTTGTTTCGGTCGGTCTGCCGCGTAGGGTCCCACGGGATGGTCGCCGAGAACCCATCGGCCGCGGTGTCAATCGCGCGAAAGGCCTTGCCGTCGACCACCGGGATCTCGAGGCCGTCGACGATGATCGTGAAGTCCCCGGGGTCCTTGCCCTCGAGGCGCTTCTCGACCTCGGGCGGGGCCTCAGGCTCCTCGATGACCTGCCCGGGGATCCACAGGACTTCGCCGGGGAAGATCATCAGGTTCGGATCGCCGCTGCGCAGCGTGGCCTTGTTGGCCTTCCAAATCACGCGCCAGTCACGCGGCGTGCCGTAGGCGGCGTTCGAGATCCTCGAGAGGTTGTCTCCCTTGACGATCGTGTACGGCCTGCCTGGGACGGGCTTAGGCATACGTGATGACCTCGGTCCCGCGGTCGAGCATCAAGATCCCGTCGCCGTCCAGGGTGTCCCCGAGCTTGTTTGCCTCGATGAAGAGATCGAGGAGCTCGCCGTCGTCGCCAAGTCCACCGTAGGCCTCGACGACAATCTGAACCGGGGTCTTCGGTTCCTCGAGGATTTGGCGCCGCTCGATCTTCAAATCGGGGGCGACGGCGAGGAGGTACCGTGTAGCGAGCGAGACAGCCCTTTCTGCGGCTGCGAAGGTCTGCCCATTGGCCGCGTACTGGAGATCCACAGGCTGGCCGCTGAAGGCCTCTTGCACGGTGTCCAGACTGGCCGTGATCGCAAGAAGGGTGTCCCCGATCCGCCCGGCGATGTTAAGGGCGTCGGCCCGCGTCACCAGGGGCGCCGTGACCGCCACCGTCGCCACGGCTCCGATCGTGGCGTTCAGGGCGAGCTCGTACACCGCCACCTGGTTTTTCACAAGCACGGGATCCGCGGCTGCGGGGATCCCGGTAAGAGGTAGCCGCTCGCTAACGGCGTCGATCGCGTCGTCGTAGGCATCCAGCATGGCCGAACCGCTGCCGGTGCCTAGCGCCGGGAGCTGGGCAAGCTGTTGGATCTGGCCTGATAGCGAGTCGGCTATGATTTCGGCTTGGGTGATCGTGCTCTGTAGCGCAGTCTGAACAGAGTTGACCACGCTGTTGAGCCCGTCGAGCGTATCGAACAAGGGGCTTGTCGCCTTGTCCATGACGCCCTGGACGATGTCCGCCGCGCCCGCGATCGCGTTCGTGGCCGACTCCGCGCCCTGCTTGATGTTGTCGGCGAACTGCTGCGCCGCGCTGATATTGAGGTCCTTGACGGCCTCTTCGGTGTTGCTCTGCAGCTCCCGCGCGGTGACGAGCTCGTCGGGGTCGATGGGCTCGATCCACTCGGTGTCAAACACCACGATCCCGCCGCTCGTCACTGGCTGCGCCTGCTCGGAGATCGAGACGAGCTGCAACTGAACGTAGCCATGCACCGGGTGGACCACGTCCCAAGGGCCCGACTCGGCCGCCGCCGCGAAGAACGAAGCGGACGTGAGATCGCAGTCCTTGCCGTCGAAGTAGAGCGTGAGCGGGTAACGGGTCGAATTGACTTCGAGGTCCTGTACCACGTTGCCGGCCAGCTTGGGGTAGGAGAAGATCCCAAGCTTCTTGTCCATGCTCCGGGTGTTGCCGATCCACTTCGGCGAGAAGGCCTTGCCGCTCGGGCTCGTCATCTCGACGGCCGCACCGAGCCGCGCGGCCCAGTCATCCGGCCCGAGCCCGAGCAGGTCCTTTACTTTGTCAATGGCGTCGTTCAGGCCCATGCTCTACGCTCCGCTGTTCTTCCCGCCCTTGGTGCGCCAGTCGACATCCGGGGCCTTTGCGCCACCCCCGCCCGTGCTCTTGCCCTTCGCCCCGTAGCCCTCGGGCGCGGTGATGTCGATCGTGCCCTTCAGGGTCGCGTCTTGGCTCGCGGCTTCGCGCTGTGCCTGATTCGGCGGGGGCACCGTGTCAGTGTTCGCGCCCATGAGCATTGCGCCGGTAGAGAAGGCGTCCTTGTACCCTTGCGCGGCGTCGGCGTAGTCGATGTTCTCCATTGGCTTGTACGTCTCGTCGATCCCAAACATCTTGGTGATGTCCTCGCGCGAGGGAAGCCCCGAGATGTCGAAGCCGAGCGCGGATTTCAGCGAGCCCCAAATGCCTATGATGTACGAGACCGCGTCCGCAGCTTGCGCCTTGATCCCGTACCAGACCTCCCCGAAGGCGTTGGAGATGTCGATCATGATGTTCGTGAGCGAAGATGACATCATGCCGAAGAAGTCGGCGACCCCGTTGGTGAAGTCGTTCGTCCCTCTGTACATGCTGTTCAAGCCGTCTTGCCACGCCGCGGAGATCTCGTCCCAGTAGATGATCACGAGGGCAATGATCGCGATCAAGGCGATGATCCCGGCGATGATCCACGTTACCGGGTTCGCGAGCATGGCCGCGTTCGCCGCCATCTGAGACCCCGCCCACAGGTTCGTCACCGTCGTGGCGCCGGTGATCACGGCGATGAACATCTCGACAGCCGCGGTCAGGGCGAGGGCGATCTTGAAGATTGCGAACGCCGCGACCAAGGCGAAGATCCCGTACTTCCACTTGTCGAACCACGCCCACACGCTCTTGACGATCTCGATCGTGGTCTTGATCCCGTCAATGATCGGGGTGACGTCGAACGCGCCCACCGCGGCGATCGCAGAGTCGAGGGCCCCCGGGAACTTGTCCGAAAAGGCGTCGATCACCTTGATCCCGAGCTCTGTGAGGCCGGACTTTAATTTCTCAATGCGGTTGCCAAGCGATTGGCGCATTTCGTCCGCCATGCGCTTGGATGCCCCGGCCGAGTTTTCGAGCTCTTCGCGGTACTTCATCAACGCTGGGATTCCGTTGTCCAGCACGGCCGCAATACCCGAAGCTGCCCGCATGCCGAACACGGTAGAGATCGCCGCGGCCCTTTGCGCCGTGCCCATCTTCTCAGTTTTCCTGCCGAACTCCTCGAGAATAACAGCGAGGTCGAGCATGTTCCCCTTGCTGTCCTTGGTCTTCAATCCGAGCTCGGCGATCATCTCGGCGCCCTTGCCAACAGGGTTGACCAAGCTCTCGACCGTGTTCTTGATCGCCGTGCCGGCGAGCGATCCCTTGATACCCGCGTTGCCCATGACGCCCGCCATCGCCGCGAAGGTCTCGAGGCTTTGGCCGGCCGTTGTCATGATCGGCGCGGCGTACTTCATGGACTCGAACAGATCCTCTGTCACCAGGTTGGAGCTCGTTACGGCTTGCGCGAAAACGTCGGTGATCCGCTGTAGGTTCTGTGCTTGGACCGCCGCGTCTTTGGACGCCATCCCGAACGCGCCGAGCGCATCGGCGGCGATGTCCGAGGCACGCGCGAAATCAGTGCTGCTCGCCGTGGCGAGGTCAACCATTACCGGGAGCGCGGCGATCGCCTGCTCGGTAGAAAAGCCGGCTTGAGCGAGGAACTCGAGACCCTGCGCGGCCTCGGCCGCTGTGAACTCTGTCTCCGCGCCAACTTGCCGCGCCGCATCCTTGAGCGCCTGCAGGGCGGCGCTTGCGCCATCAGCCCCGAGCTTCGAGACTTGGAACTTGGCTGCCGCCGAGGTCAAGGCTTGATCCATGTCGAGGAACTCGCGGACGACACCAGAGGCCCCGAGGCGCAAGGCATTGAAGCCCGCCGAGATCACGTTGGAGACGATCACCCCGCCAACAACGCTCTTGAAAACACCGGCGGCGCGGCTCGCCATGCCGAATGACTTGTCGGCGGATCGCCCGAAGCGGTCGACGCTCTTCGTCAGCCTGCGCAGGTTGTCGCTGATCTGGTCGTCGCCACGTATCGCAACGCTCACCGCGAAGTCGGGCATCTCACTTCCCTCGCCGCGATCGCGCCTGTTCGGCGGATCGTCGCTCCTCGGTCGCCATTACCTCGTGCCACTCGTTCCAGTACCGGAGCTCATGGTAAGGCATGGCCATGAGCTCAGACGGGCCCGCCCCCCGGAAAAACAGGTTTCCGAGGTAGCGGTGTATGTGGCCCGTCACACAAGCGAAAAAACCGTTGAGAGCGTCTCCGCGCACGTGAGGTCGACGCCTCCGAGGTTGAAAAACACTTGGATCGGTTGCCTCGAGACCGCGGCCAAGAGGGCGTAGATCTTTTGGTGCGGCGAGCCCTTGTCCACGTCCTTGATCGCGGTACGCGCCTTGCCAGTGACCTCGTAATAGCGGATCTCGCTCACCCCGCCGACCGGGCGGCGCAAGTGCTGGACGATCTTGATCCCGCTGCCGTCCTCGTCGTCATCGATCTCGAGGCGACCCTTTTCCACGTTGGTGATCAAGAGGTCCTTGACGTCGTCGGCCACGGCTTGCGCCTTGTCGGCATTGTCCGACTTGAGGCGCTTCACGAGGTCGATCTCGTAGTAGTCGAACAGCTTCGTGACTTGGGCCTCGGCGGCTTCTCTGCTGATTATGCTCATTTTGCCCAGCTCCCTTTTTGCCTGCTATCAGGCGACGAATGGCGCCCACGGTTCACGCGGTAGGAGCGTGATCGTGCAGCGGTTTTCTTCGGTCTCGTATGTCTCGTAGTGAATGATCCCCGTCGTCCGGTAGGTGTCACCAGCGGCGTTCGTCCACGCGAGACCGTAGGGTGTCTTGCTGTCGTTGAACTGCTCGAGCTTCTGCCGGTCGTCGGCATTGCAGATCAAGACCACGCTCTCCACATTGGGAGTACGCTTCATCTTCTTGATCATCGGCTTGCCGCTCGTCGCGACGAGGTCGTTCTCATACTCGGTCGGGGTGACCGAGAAGTTAGAGTCCGCCGCGACATCGAAGGAGATCCCGTCGATCTCGAGTGCGCCGTTGCTGCCTGCTACATCGTACGCCATAGCCGCTTCTCCTTTAGGCGAGGAACACGGTCAGCGCCGTGTCGAAGTCCACTCGCGTGTCCAGGATTCCGCCCTCGCCCGAGAGCACCACGGGGACGACGGAATCAAAGCCGATCCCGCCGCTGCGGATCTCGACGCTCAGATTCTCTTTCGTGAAGGTCGAATTGAAGAGCCAGGCGCGCGAGGCCCAGGCGTCGGCGAGCGCAACGAGGTCGGTGATCACCGACTCGACCGAGCGGGCCTTGTCCTTGCTCAGGGCGTTGGAGACCTTGTTGACGTCCTCGACGATCGAGATCCCCAACCACTTCTCTTGCGCGAAATTCGTCTTCACGCTGTTGAGCAGGTTTTGGACGATCGAGATGTTGCGCATGCTACGATAGCCGTTCGAGCTCGTCGGCACGCTGTCCGGGTGATAGAACGTGAGCACGTTCTGCATGCGCACGGTGAAGCCACTGTCTGCGACGGTCGGGGAGATGCCAGCCTTGACCGCACTGTCGCGGTTATCATAGGAGTCGGTCCACCGGCCCGTGGACGCACCCACGGCGACCTGCCGCCCGGCGATGACGCCCGGGAGCAGCTTGCCCACGTAGCATTCCTCAGCGCGGTCGTTGTTCGTCTTCGCCATCACGCCGATCGCGGTCGCGGCGATCTCGCTCGGGTGGTTCGGCGAGTCCGGGACAGCGATAATCCCGTTCGTGCGGTCGGTCGACTTCGCGGCGTTGCCGATCACGACGAGTGCGGCGAGCGCGTCCGAACCCGCGTCGATGTCTCCGGTCAGGAAGCGCAGGGGGCGCGCGACGAGCTTGTCATACAGGCCCGTGGCGTCGTTGCCCTCGCCGTTGTAGGCCGAGATCGCGGTCAGGGTGGTAGAGTCCTGCAGGTAGCCGTGCACGCCGTCGGTGAAGTGCTGCGCGTTCGCCTGGTCGCCCGTGCCGAGGCCGTTGAGGGCGTCGGCGATCGTCGGCGTGCCAGCACCGGAGGCGAGATCAACGATGGTTACGCCCGTGATCCCGGCGGGGAGCTCTTGCCCGGCGAACACGTTGAGGCGCATCTTGATTTCGTTGCCGTAGGTGCCCTTCATCTTCGCCGTGACGTCGATCTCTTCGGGGGTGGTCCCGTCGACGAGCGCCGTTACCGGAAGGCTCGATTTGGCGTTAATCGCCGCGATGATCGCCGTGGCGGTCTGCGCTGCGGTGCTGCCCTTGGCCACGTTCACCGGGACATAGTCGCCGGCGACGTACAAGTGGATCGTTCCCGCCGCGGACGCGGTCCCCGCGACCGTGATCGTCCCGGCGGCCTTCGCGCCTGCGCCGGGCTCGGCCTGTGGAACGCACCAGCACTCCACGCCCTTCGAGCCGTTGAACGCGGCTTTGACCAGGCGGTGGAGCATGGAGCCGAAGCCAAACCGGCTGCCGGCGTCGGCTTCGTTCAGGACTTGGATCGGGGTGTTGGCGACCACGGTCGTTTTCGCCGGGTCATAGGTGCCGATCACCACGATCTTGCGCGCCAGCACTTCCGAAGTCGGCGCGAATTGCACATTGCGGACGCTCACCGCGTTTGCTGCGGCAAGGCTCGTTGCGCTGATGGTCATCTCTTTCCTCCAATTGCGCCGACTTCGATCGGCTGTTTTTTCTTGTCGCCCGGATAGAGTATCACCTTTTCATCCGGATCGTATACACTTGACCCGAAAACGTGTCGTGGGCCGTCCTCGATCGAGGTATCGCTCTTCACTGTAGGCTTAAACGCGGCCTTGTCCGCCTTGCTCGCGGCCTTCAACCACGTGGGCGCGGGCTTGGCGTCCGACCAGTAGGCATATTGGTAATCGAGCATCAACAGGTGGTAATGCTCCGAACCGTCGAGCCCCTCGTGATGGTACACCGCATGCACCGAGTCCACGTCGAAGCTGTTGCGCCCCTTGCTGTACCACTCCGGCAAGCTCGAGGAAAAGGCGTCGACCGTGGGCGACCCGATAGCACTGACCCGTTTGACGAAGGCGTCCCGGTCCTCGTCCTTCAAGGTCTCGAGGTAGCCGGTCAACGTCATGTCGGCGGCTCCTCGGGCTCGGGCTCAGTGCCAACGAGCACCTTGGCGCGGCCCTCGTTGGTGTCGCCGGCAACCGGGTTGTCAACGTCACCCTCGACGAGCAGGTCAACAAGGATGAAGTCCATGTCACTGACCGCGCTCGCGCCCGTGATCTCCTCCATGGCAACCACGTTGAAGGTTAGCGAGGCCGTGAGCACGGCGAGGGCACCGCTCGGCAGCGGGTCGTCTTTCTGGACGCGCGAGATCCAACGATTGGCGACCTTGAGATCGCCGCCCACCCCGTCGTCGAGGTGGACCGCCTCGTTGTCCATGAGGACTTGATACACGGCGTCAATAAAGCCGTCCATGAGCGCGTCGACGGCTTGCGCGGCGGGGGTGAAGGCAGCGATCGCCGCGGCCTTCTGCTGATCCGTCGAGTTGGGGTCCTCGAGCGCCGACAGGTTGCCACTCGCCTTCGCCGAGGCGAGGAGATCGACAGCGAACTCCATCTCGTGACGCACGGGCCCCCGTTGGCTTGCGGCGCTGCGGGGGAAGGACCCGGATCGGTAGCTCACCGAGGCCTTGCAATTCGTGTTGACCGTCGTCTCGGCGTCGGTGCTCTGCCCCTGGTATCCGACGACCCGGAACCGGCCCGCGGCGCCGTTGCCGAGGATCGTTACGAGCGCCGCCTTGACCGTGCGAAACATCATGGTCATGGCGTCACCGGGGCTTGCTCGGTTTGGGTGAGGTAGAACCGGATCATTCCCAGCGAGCCCCCGCCGCGGAACGACTGATCGAAGCAGAAATACGTCTCGAGATCCGCATCTTCGCGGGGTTCCGACGGGATGCGGATCACGAGACGATCTCCGGGGGACGGGAGCGGGTTGAGCGAGGAGCGGCGAACGACCACAACCGGATCCGTGACGTAGACGGTCTCCCCGGTCTGCGGGTCCTCGCCGGTCCGATCATATAGCACCTGCGCCCGGACGGTTTGCACGGCCCCGTCCGGTGTCTGGATCTCGACAGGCAACGAAAAATCGCCCTCGAGAGAGACGGCGAGGAACTCCTCGCTCAATTTCCGCAGGTCGACCACTACTCGTCCTTCTTCGCCTTCTCGGTCTTGGGCTCGGACTTCTTCGGCTCGCCCTTTTTCGGCGGGTCGATCAGCTCGATCGACTTGACACCCGCGCCCGTGTAAACGGTCTTGGTTGTTTTGCCGTCCTGCCTCATCTCTTCTTTCCTTTCTTCTTTTTGGGGCTCCCGAGCTCGACGGCCTCGGGGACCTGCTCGAGCTCGGCGGCCTCGGGGACCTGCTCGAGCTCGACGGCCTCGGGGACCTGCTCGAGCTCGACGAGGACCTTCCCGCGTGCGACCAGGTCAGCGATCTCTGCCTCGGTGAAGTAGCCCGCGGGGACCACGTCACCGAAGCAGAAGAGGCCGCCGCCGCGCTTCATGCGCGGGTGTTTGTCAGTCCACCGGATCACGGCGTCGTGTCGATGACGTAGAAGCCATCGGTCAGGGTCGGCGCGAAGATCGGCGCGGACTGCGTGCGGATCGTGAGACCCGTGCGGCGCGCGTCGAGGTAAGCGTCGAAGTGGAACATCCGAAGGTCGAGCGCGCCCATGGGGCCCTTGACGTTCGGCGGCATCGGCCCGGCCATCGGCCCGATCCCGAGATAGTATTGCATCTCGGCGATCTCCTGCGGGCTGTAGTCGAGCCGCTCATTCGGCCCGAAGTAGGCGTCACAGCGGGTCTCAGACGAGAACACGATCGCGCGGTCAGCCGGGAGATACGGGGTCTTCGTGCCGGTGCTGTCGTCGTACCACTCGTCGTAAGTGAAGATGTCGAGCATCTTCCCAGAGGCCACTTCGAGCCGACCGCGATAGTCGAAGCCGGCTTCGACCATGAACGCCCACTTGCTGGGAACGACGCGGTTCCCGCCGAGCTCGACCATCTCGAAGCGCATGACGTCGGCGTCGGCGCTGATCTTGGTGTTCGCGCGGATACCGGCGTAGGCACTCGAGCCCAGGATCAGACCGTCGGCACGGACCTTGCCGTTCTTGCGGAGCGACTCGCAGGCGGTGTTGAGGTCGCCGAGGATGTCGGTGCCCGCCGTGAGCCACGCGCCGGAAGCGGTCGCGGTGTGCGTGGAAGTGCGCTTGAAGTCGTAGAGCCACTCGGTCTCGGTCGCGCCGATGATCGCCGGCTGCTTGCCGGTGAGCACCACCTGAGCGGCGAGATACTCGAACAGGCGAATGTGCTTGCGCAGGTGCTCACGGTGAGCCTTGAAGGCCTTCATGCGCAGCCGCTGGACGCCGTCGAGGCGCTCATAGGGGCTCTCCCCGGCGGTGCGCTTGCGCAGCTCCGCGGCGGAGATGAAGGTCTCTTCCTCGGCGAAGGGGAACCGGAAGGTGCGCGTCGAGAAGAGCTCTTGGATCGCGTACTTCTTCGGGTCGATATCGTGCGCGTACATGCCGCGCGGCAGCATTTGGGCGATGCGCTCATTGCCGCGGACGATGTCGACATCGACCTCGATGTCCTGAGCCTCGAACACCTTGGTGCCGCCGCCGAGGCGGCCGAAGAGCGACTGGAAGCCGGTCGGCGTTGCGATGATGTCGCGCTCGTCGAACACGCCGTCCATGGTGCGCTTGTAGATGCTGGGCGCGGTCGGGCTTGCGAGTGTCATGTCGTTATCTCCTAGTCGTTCTCTTGGGCATCCATGGCGACCGAGTCGATCGCGATGATCCCGAGGTTGTTGAACAGGTGATCTTCCACGGTGACCGCGAGGCCGTTGACCTTGATCACCGAGGTCAGGGCCTGGCTGTTCTCGAACACGAGCTGGTTCTTGTCGACGTAGGCAGGGAACCCGCCGACGAGGACTTGCTTCTTGGTGACGTCGCCAGCGACCAGGGTCGCCGCGGCGATCTCGCTGCCGACGTAGATCCCCGCGGGGATCGTCGTGTAGATGTCGCCGGTAGCGGCGACCACGGTGCCGGAAAGGCCATTGAGGCCCACCGTGCCGCCGGAGATGTTGTCACCGGTTCCGCCGGACACGGCCGACAGCGCCGTCACCGAGGAGCGCCCGAGGCCCTTGGAGGCCGACACGAACCGGAACGGCCCGCCCAAGCCCGTAGTGTCCACACAGACGACTTTTCCGGTCAGGGTTGCACTGGCGTTGATCACGTTGACGATCTGACCGAGCGCCGTGATCCCGGTGAAATTGAGGCCAGTGACGTTGAGCACCTCGCCGTCGACGGTGATCGAGAACTCGCCCGCGTCGATCGCCTGCCACGCGGCGAGGTTGCCGGCGATCGCTCCACACGTCATGTAAGCGGCCGTCTGGACCACGTCCACGTCGGCGAGGGGGGCCCACTTGCCCGCGGAGTTTTTCGCGAGAACGGTGTAGGGCGCGAGCACCGCGGCCCGGGAACCGTCCTGCGCCAAGGTCTCTTGGCCGCGAACGACCGGGGACCCGCCGAGGTAGAACGGCTTGTTGGTGTTGTCGGTGATGAGCTGCACGGTCATGGGTTATTCCCTCCCGAGCTGCGCGCGCATTTGCTGCACAGCGAGGCCAAGCGACTCGGCCGAAACGATCGACCCGTCGGCGGGGGTTGCGGATTCGGCGGCCTTGGGCTCGGGGCCCTTGGCCTCGGCGGATGTCTGCTTCGCGCTCTCGATGGTCTCGGCCGCGTGCTGTGCGTCGAACACGGCAACGGCGCCCTCGAGGGCCTTCGCGTGCTCCTTGCCGGCGAGCACTCTTGCCGCGATCTCCTTGATCACGGCGGGGTAGGTTTCCGAGGCCAGGATCGGGGCGACGGCGGCCATGCGCGACTCGAGATCGGTTTGCGCGGCCGTGGTCTTCCCGAGCGCCGCCTCGAGCTCTGCGATCTTCGCCAGTAGCTCTGCGCTCATCTCTTTCTCC